AGAGCACAACACTTTTAATGTTGGGGTCCTGGGTTCGAGCCCCAGGCGGATCACAGAATTGAAATATGGGGTTATTATAAACTTTTTATAAAACCCTTTGTTTCAATAAGATACAGAAAGAACTAAAAGATTTAGGGTCATTGTTATTCTATTTTTATAACCATTTTAGTTCGGATAAGTTCAGATTAGTGCGCTTTTTGGATACCAAGTTGGATACCACTGCGGATACCAATTTAAAAAACCAAAAAGTTATGATTAACAAAGTTCAAACGCGCGTCATCTTCGACCGCAAGCATGTAGCGACTAACCAGAAACCCGGGTTAATCCAGATTGAAATCCGTCATCTTTCTAAGCGCAAATTCCTGTCTACGGGAATTAAAGTTAAAAAGTCCCAATTTAAATCTGGAAGGGTTGTCGGATGCGATAATGCCGATATCCTGAATGAAAAGCTTGACCATTATCTCAAAGAGATCAACTTGTTTGTCAACCGCCTCAACTCTCAAGATGCGGCTTTTAATCTATCTCTTATAGATAGTCTTATTAATGAAGGCCATACGGATGGTACATTCCTTGATTTCATGGAAGAGCGTATTGAGCAGAGAGCTATTAGAGAAAGTACCAAAAGACAGCACTATAAAGTGCTTAGGTTTCTTCGTAATGAATACAAAACCATTGTACATTTCTCTGATTTAACCTACCCTAAGATCATCCTTTTAGATGAATATCTTAAAAAAAGATTGGTGAAAGGCCAACCTATGATGCAGACTACCATTCACACCTACCACAAAGTCATAAAAGCATATATTAACGACGCTATTGTCATGGAAAGAATGACAGCCAATCCTTATTCCAAATTTAAGGATAAGAGAGGATGTAGCCAGGAAAGAACAGTCTTGACCCTTAAAGAAATTCAGATGATCCAAAATTTCAAAACAACCAGCATCCTGCAATCAAAGGTTAGAGACTACTTTATCATACAATGTTACACCGGCCTTAGCTATGCAGACCTGATGAATACGGATTTTACTCAATATGAAAAAAACGGGCAGGATTATATACTGAAAGATGTACGTTGCAAAACCGGGACAAGGTTCTTTATCTACTTATTTCCTTGTGTGTTGAAAATCTTACAAAAATATAATTTTCAATTGCCCCATCTTGCATACGATGTATATAACAGATGGTTGAAAGCCGTAGCCTGTGCCGCCGGTGTGACAAAGAAAATATCAACTCATATCGGACGCCATACATTTGCAACTACAATAGCACTCGGCTCCGGTCTGCCTATCGAAGTGGTCAGCAAGATGCTCGGTCATACGGACATCAAGACCACGCAGATTTACGCAAAAATACTTCCTGATTCTGTTATAGAAGGATTTCACCAAATAAAAGAAGGGCTTCGAAAGAAAGCGTAAAATGTAATGAGGCTGTCTCAAAATGAACTTGAGACGGCCTCATTATTTAAACCAACAAACATGTAATTTATAGGCATAGAGACACCCCCTTTGCTACAATAGCAATAGGAATTAACCAATCAAGCCACTTTTCTAACTTGTAGTTAAAGCCTATGTGTTCCATCTTAAGACATGCAACAGCCGGCAATAATCACAATATGGCAAATAATCAGCCTTATCTATCAATATGTCTATCAATACTCTCATTTAATCTCCTGTTTACAGCACATGTAATCCCATATTTTCGTAGAAGTAGGCCAGTTTTCATCCGCAAAATAGAAACTATATGCAGCTTTTAATGTCTGTTCGTTATCAAGCACGCTACACACAACAGATTTGAAGGCATTAAACGCAACATACTTATCCCACTTCGTAGTCCCTACAGGAAATTTCATGGATTTGGTTGCATCCTCAATCTGATCGACGGTCCATTCCGCTCCTTTATGCGGCCTTCCATCTTTATCTTTACCTGTCAGAGCCTTCACATCATGTTCAGCAAAAGCCTCATCGTAATGCCCACCATACAAGGAACCATGCTGGTTACGCATGAACTTCCAATACATTTCCGGGTGTTCCTTCTTTATCAGGCATAGTAATTCGTCTACGTCATCTACACCTGCCCACATGGCCCTTTCAGTAGATACACCGTCTTCCCTCGCCTTCTGGATCAAATCTCTATAATTCATATCCCGATTTTATTAATTCAACAAATTCTTTATTTCCAACAGATCATCAGCCGTTAATCTTATCTGCCCTAAGTCTCCAAATATCAAATCCAACCAAGGATTATGAGGTATTGAAATCAATATTTCGCCTTTTCCGTATTCAAGAGAGAATGCCCCAAGCTGCATCTGCTGCTTATCCATCATCTTAAACATGTCAACAGCATCATTAATCAACAGATCACTATCTATGCCGCCATTCTTGTCCGATACAAACAATATCATATTGTCTAACATTTTATTGAGGCGGTCATCTTCCTTATCAAGCCAATTACTTAACCCTCTCTTCATATACACAGAAGCAGGTTTTAACCTGGGTTTCTCAACAGACAGCGAATCAATTTTATCTTCTGCCCAACTCTGAACACTACTTTTCAGATTTCCCTTGAACTTGTTTACTTCTCCCTTTGCGTATAACATTGTTTTCCCTTTCTTCCATTAATAATTTCACTTGTTTCTCCAAGATATCCACACGCTGGTTAAGAGCTATTGTTAAACTTTCCTCATGTGTCATTGCTTTGCTCCTTCCCTCTTCATTTTCAAGAATTCAGAATAAGGCATATTTGAATACTTTTCAGTATATTCATTGAAAAGTTCAAGATTCTTATTTGCCTCATCAGCAGCCGATTTCTTCAGCTTTTTCACCAAAATAAGATGTTTATCAAGCGCATCTTTCCCATCTTTCGTGTTTTCCACGATAGGACGCATTATACGCATATACTCCCGTTGCATGATTGACATAATCGTCGCCTGACTGGATTGAAATTCTTCATTATTACTCATAAGCCCAAATTCCCGGTCACTCATGGCAGACGTAATATTATCAATTTCATCCCACACAGGAGATGGGTTTTGATGAGCAACAGGCTGTTGTTGGGAACGGATTACATTTTGCTTTTGGAGTTCAAGCTGCTGTTGCAATTGCTTTAACTGATCTATCTTATCATCTATGTTAGGAGTCTGATAAGAATTTCCGCCCATTAACGGATCAGATGCACCTACAAAAATATTCTGCATATTATTTTAAGTTAGTAGTTAGATGGAATTAGTGGCAAGCACGCCTTAAAGCGTACCCGCCACTAACTTAGATTTTAAGCCGCAGGAGTTGTGGCAGCCGGACAAGAGCACGGATTATAACTCGGGTAACCGGTTACAGTCGGTGTGCTTGGCAATACCAACTCACCAGTAATCATGCGGCAAGTCTTACGGTCAGTGTAATTGATACCGGCAGTAAACGCTTTTTCGATTTCACACTGAATAAGCTTATCCTGATATGGACGAATAGCGGTATTTACAGCCACTTCTTTTTCCAGTTGACCGATACGTGCATTCAGTACGTCGAAACCGTCACGTTGGTTCTTATACAAGCCGAATGCAGCGTTGTTCAATTTGTCTGTCTGAACATCGTACATATCGCGCATACCCTTGTACAGACCAAAGTCGGCATTTACCTGAGATTGGTACAGACCGAATTTCTCTGCAATGTCAGTCTGGCGATGATCGTAATCTGCCTGCATGCTGCTAACATGGAGTCCCCAGATTGCATTAGTCAAAGCAATTGCCTCTTCACAGCCTTTTTCCCACGCTTGAAATGCAGTCGGAGCTACCACACCATCACCAGCAGCCGAAACACTGGCACTGTCGCGATTGGTATTGATATTCACATTTTCCGGCATAGAAACGCCACCGGCAACACCAAGACCGTTACCACGTCCCCAAAGTGCGTATGCACCAAGTGCCGTACCAATGATACCCAAAGTTAAACCTGCATTTCCTACTCCCTTTGTCGCGTACTCCTTTTTTCCTTCCTCGTACACTTTCTTCTCAATAATTTGTTTATCTACTGTTTCCATAAAAACAATTATAAGTAAATCATACGGTCAATAGCAACCGCACGCCAAAGGACAGGAAAAGACATTTGTACATCAACAAGATGTTTGTAGGCAGTTTGTGAGTCTCTTGTTAATCTCTTGTGCGCATAATCCAACACTCATGCGCTGTTTTCTATAAATAAAGGTATTCTTTAAAAAGTTTATTCTCTGCTGGCTCATACCGGAATATTCTGCAATCATCCTCTCTGTATATCCGACGGATACCAGCCAGTTTATAAGGATGGCCCTTGCATCTACATATTCTTCCAGAAGCGATTTAAACAATTTTTCTCTATCCAGTTCAGTAACTTCTAATACTACCACCACAGCCATCTCATACGCTTTCCTTAATTTTTCCATATCAAAAAATATAAAGGTTCATAAACAAAAACATCACGAAAACTGTTATAAGCTTAATGAAAGCCCTAAACAGTCCTCGTGATGTTTGCCCGTTACGGATTGATAGTCAGGTACGGGTTTGGGCTTTCTTTTATCTCTAAGCCCCAAAAAGAGATCATTTGTTAATGTATTGCGAAATGCTTCTACTCATCCCGGTTAAGTTATTACTAAATCATGTCAGCCTCCTTTCTTTAGTTTATATACAAGTTTTACCACAACAATCAATATCGTTATTACAATGGCAATAATGGCGTATCCCCCAATGTCCATCTTTGTTTTCTCCCACCAATTAAGCTTCCTTTCAACCGGATAAGGTTTAGGTGTCTCAATACGGCGTATCTTCTCCACAAAATAAGGCACATTTATCCTTACCGTGGCAAAAGGATATATACCAAGGGAATGATACAGAAAACCATCCTTCAACCCCGCATAGCTATATGCATAAGGATTACTCAAAAAAGACGTGGTATCACGTGTAAATACACTATCCTTATAGGGAATAAGTTTCTCTTGGAAGGCAGTATCATGATATATAATGCTGTCTACTACTTTGGTTTCAAAAGGCATATATACGGTTCTTGTCTTACAAGATGACAAGCTTAACGCAATAGCCATCAAAGATAGCCCGATAAGCGTTCCGATCCCCAAGCGGGAATACTCTTTAAATTCCTGTATATTCATAGAACCTTTTTCTTTGGTTATCTGTTATTACTAAGTTCATATAGTTTTTCTATACGGCCTTCCGCTGTGACAGCACATTGCCGTTATAACAAACATTGTTAACACCATTTTCCTAATGTCAGGAAGATGGTTATCCATTAATTACAAAAGTTCCCACCCGGCACACACATCTTCCATTATTGCCGGCACACCATTTTCCACAAGGCTTATTGCAGCCGCAAAAGCACACATGGTGTTTTTATCTTCAATGTCAGGAATATAAGTATTAGGCACTTGCATTTCACTGCATACGCGGCTGATGTAACCTGATGTGTTGTTTTCCGATGGTGGCGCCCATCTCTTTATAAAATCGCTTACCGTCTGGCAATTGTGTAATTTACGATAATTTTGCAACAGCTTGATTGCGGCACGATAGCCGTAAGCCATAGATTTAAACTGTTTGAATGACTTATCCTTGCTGGGTGTTACCTCTCCTATCCATACCGTCGAACTATTACGGATGTTTCCCGGATTATTGTTTCTTAAACCTCTACTCATTTCTTTTCCTCCTTTCCATTTATCTTATCAATAAGTTGGTTAAACTTTCCATTAACATAAATACCAATCCCAAAGATACTTCCAGCATAAATCAAGCATTGAGCAAAAAACCATAATACGCTATCATGTATCTGCCCAAGAGGAGGTACTATAAAACCTGCAACAGATAATCCGCTACCTAGAAATAACATGCCGACCGCAGTACAAACCTGTATATCTTCCTTTGTCTCTTTCTTCATATCTTATACAATTTATATTATTATTTATTCAGCTAATGCATTTTCTTTCATATCCGACTTAAATTTTTATCTGCTAATTACCAATCCAGTAGATATAGTTTCAATCTCCGTTCGTAACCCGTCCGGAAAATCCGCATCAGGTATCTGCGCAATTATGCGCATCATGATAGTACCTACACCTAACTTACTACTGTCAATGCAAGCAATGTAGTTGTCATCATCCACCCTTATCATCTCGCTCTTGCTAATCTCTACATTACGGTTTGTGTAGATGTAAAACCTACAAGTAAAGTCGTAATCACTCATGTGCAACCCGTCTATCGGTTCCACATGGACGTTAATCTTAAATTCCGTTCCTAAGCTGCTCATAACATTATAATTTATTGTTCAACCATTTCACTGCAAGATATACCAGCCAGGCCACGACCGCCCAGAACAGCAGGCAACAGCCCCACCCAAGACCGCCTATCCAAATGGGAAAATCTATCATAAGGCTGCTATGGCTTCTTCATAAACTGAATAATCAAAGGCATCTTTTCTTGCCCATCCTGCAGTATAGCACCCTTGGATGTATGCCATCGTGTAGGTATAGAACTCCGCAAGCTCGTCAAGCGTGGTGAACGTGTGATAGACCGGCTCATCGTCCGTGCCAAACTTGAACTGTACCGGAAGGACGGATTTAGGTCTTCCGGTAGACACAGGCATTTCAAAGCTCTCGCCGTCCGCGCCCGTAACTGTCTGCATGATGTAATCTTTCCCCGCCTTGTCCGGATTAGCCGCATCCCATGCCTGAACCTGCGGTTCGGTCATAGCCGCCAAGTCAAACACAGACTTATAATTAAACTGGTTCTCCATTGACAGCCATACGGGGATATCGTTCCACCGGCATCCTTGCAAAATGGAACCGTCCACCTGCTTGTTATGCCAGGCGGTTATCATCCCCTTCACTTCGTCAAGCTGCGGAATGTGGTACAACACTTCTTCCTCGTAGCTGTAGTTTCCTGTCTCGTTGCCTTCTTCATCCCTTTCAGGCACAAAGTCCCAGCGTACCGCCCACTCTCCATCGGGAAGGGCTTCCACAAGGCTCAATATCTTATCACTCTTTTTTCTCATAATAGTATGATTTTCATTATTACCATTCCGGAGACAATTCCCACTGAGAATACTGCTATGGAAACCTCTGCCATCTGCTCTATTGTGAATTTCATTTTCATCCTCATAACACTGTTATTCTTGCATATCCGTTACCACTGTGTCCAGTCTCGTTGCCTCCGCTTGGAGAAGGGAAAGAAGTAGAACCATCTTGTGTGCTTCCACTGTCAAGCTGCAAACCCGTGTATCCCGAAGGCCTATATCCTGCATTGGCAGCTATATTCACGAAACCAGAACCACCACCGGAGCTATTAATCTGGCTCGTTGATGAATCGGAAGATGAAGAACCGCCACCATACCAACCGCCGCCACCGGCACCACTGGCATACCGATAATTGGTAGTGGACTGGTTTTTACCCAAACCGAATTCACCGCCTCCGCTACTTTGTGTTCCGGGACTTGTGCCGCGACCGGAAGTTCCGCCACCCTGTTGGGAGGAATTGGAGGAGCCGGAAGAGGTGTCGGTAGAAGTATTTGTTTTTGTATAATGTCTATATACAGTATAAGTAACATTAAATCCAGGCTGAGCAGTCATATTACAGGACATACTTTGGTTTGCTGTAAGCGTATGCCCATCATACGCACCACCAGTAACTTCATCATACAACCAATATGTACCTCCATCACTTATCTCGGCTGTGTAATAAGAGCCTGAATAACAGTAGAACCATTCATTTCTATACTTCGTATCTTCCGAAGATGTTGCATCTATGTTTCCAGATATGACAACTTCCGTAACATTCTCAGTAGTAGTTGTTGTAACCTCAGTATATCTCGCACTACCACCGGCACCACCACCGGCAACAATAAACCGTGACAATAAAGAAGCTGATGTACGGTTAGTACGTCCGCCTGAATATGACATTCCCGAAGTAACTAAAGCGATATCCGTAGCTCCACCGCCACAAGCAGGATAACTTATGCCATAAGTATTACTACTATTGTATGATGAACGTCCGACACTTCCACCGCCACCGTTCCATCCACCATTGACTAGCGATGTTGAACTTCCATTTCCACCTTTGCCTCCGACAAAGATGTATAGTGTGGTGACTTCGGTCAGCGTTATCTCACCTTCTGAATAACCGCCTTTAGAGCCGGTTCCAGAATATGATTCACAGTTTCCTCCCTGCGCGCCCCAGCATTGTAACTTATACCTTCCCGGTGGAAGAGTAACTTTCTGAACGGTCCCGGTGTAGCTGTAATTGAATACCGTACCGGAAGGATAGGTCTTACCTTTCTGTTTGACAAGCAGGTCCACTGCTTTTTGAGGACTTCCTTTTGTAGTAGCGATGGAAACGTATTGCTGACGATCATTGAACGATTCATTCGCGTCACTTTTCACAGAGATAGGCGCGTTGCCTATCCCCGTGTAAGTGAGCGTGATGTAACCACCGCCCGATTCCCATGCAACCGTTTTTTCCATTACGATACTGTCCAGCTTGTGTTAGACGTAACATTGACAGATACGGCAGTACCATCCTGCGGTATGGTAATCTCGGTAGGACTGACAGACAAAGTAGCATCTCCGGCAGCTTGCTTAATCGTAATCTGAACGGATTGACCGCCGTTGGCAGTAACCTTCAATACTCTTTCCATTTCCTCTACTGTTTCATTCTCCGGTATGGAAAGCTCAAGACTGAATGAAAATTCGCTTGACGCTCCCGGATCTCCCTCAATCATTGCAGCATTGTCCGTGGACGTACCGTTTGCTTGATACTGTGCAGGAAGTGTTACTTCGTGGATGTCTCCAACAAAAGCGAAAGTCAGCTTGCTTGAATTGGATTTACCCTCAATAGTCAGCGTACCTCCGCCTTTCGGTGCAGCCATTTCCACACCGTTGTTGAAGCTGGCAAATTCAGCTTTCGGTTCCTGTGTTACTTTGTAGGTTGCCTGGGTAGTTACACCACTTCCGGTCACTGTGACTACCCCGGTACGCGCCACACGCCCGGTATGTGCGGTTGCACTGTTGCTTACAGTACCGTTTCCACTGCCCGATGTCGGGCTTACATTTAACCAATTAGGTTTAGCCATAATTATTTTCTTTTTAGTTGAACATTAGTTATTATCTATATGCCATTCCACATTGGAGATGACGCACACTTCTTCTATATATCCGTTTGCCTCCATCAGGAATATATGCTTCGGCTCAACTTTAAGTATTCTCGCGGCATTGACCGAGCATACCAGCCCGCAAGAGACTTTCAAACCTCCTCCGACACGATAACAAGAAACATTAATTCCTTCACCAATTCTTTCTGTATGTACACTTAAACATCCCATCTTATCTTTCAGCTTCAAAGAGATGTACCATCAACATTGGTCCATTTCGTACCGTTCCATATTATTTTTTTCTTCAAGGTTGTATCATAGTACTCCGCACCTATATCTTCGATATAGTCACCTAATGACGGTCTCTCCGATGTAGTACCTTTCACTTTGCAATAGGTGGACCCAGTTGCCGGATTGATGAATTTTTTGCTGTTTTCCGATAAAATTGCCAGCGCATAATTGGTTAAATCTAAATAGAGACAATTAAGTTCTGCATTACCAACAGAAGAAGGTTTAGGTGCAATAGATAATTTATTGAAAAGCACCTTACCTGTTTGCATAAAGAATTTAACCAACGAAGTAGTTTTAGTAACTTCCTTTGTATGAAGTGTTTTATCCACTTTTTTTAAAACAGAAAGCAATTCAATAGTAGAGTCCAAATTTCCTCTGGGCGTCAACGAATAGCCATTAGTTCCATCATTATATGTACCATAGTTCTCTGTTTGTAAATTATTATCCGTGTTATACCTGCTCAGATTATAAATATCGTTACTACCCACATACTGATTATAAGACTCACTATCTAACAATATATCGTATTTTTTATTTAAGATTGGAGTTTCACGAAATCGCTCCTTGCCAATATCATATATCACATTAGGAATATAATTTTCTAGAGTAAAATGCCCCAGCATTACTTCAGAATTTTGATAGGATACATTCAAATCAAGCGTAAATGCTTTAACTATATATTTCCCTAAGTACAACTCACAAGCATCCGATATATAATTACCAGAAGCATTTCCATTGGTTATCTCAATATCTATATTGCGTAGTGTCTCGTTTACATCAATGGTAGATGGCTTACCATAATATCCACCTTGAATATTTCCAGCCCATACACTACTTACAAATGATATTGATGCTGTATCCTCCTTATGAGAGTTAACATAATCCTTTAAATATTGCGTAGCCTCAGACGTCGTAATATAGTAACCTATAGAATTACCTATAATCCCGTTAATGTCATTGACGAATGAATTTACTATTTTTCTTGAAGCACCGAACAGGTATTCCGTATAACACTGGTCCATATTAATTTTAGAATTAATAGCATAGAACCCGTGTCCAAGAAATTTCACTGCCAATGTGTTAATGTCTGCATTATTAAAACTTTTCAGGCTTCCTTCTGATACAATATTGGTTATTGTCTCAGTTGAATTAACAGCCATATACCCTGATTCTATGCCATTATAATTGCAATTTGTGTGTACAGTACTTGTATTATCCTTACCAATATACCCTACGCCAGACTTAGCGACAAAAACATTGTTAATATCAGGACCTCCATAAGCCTTTGTACATGCAAAACCTATTCTGAATCCATTAATATTAATTCTTGATATGCTAGACTTATAGCCGACCAAATTCAACAATAGCCCGGCGTTATCTCCTACGTATTTAAGCGTTTCATGTATGTAATCATTAGCATTATGTCCTGTAAAATCATAAGTGCTTCCCGATTTGCCGTATATTTGTATATCGGATATTTTTACCTCTGCAAAATAAGCACCGTCTGTATTAAAATATACACCATCTGAATCTGCTTCAAATATCAAAACAGAAGTTAAAGACCCCTCGCCGATTATGCCGATTGTAGCACCCTTATTCACTGCGTGAAAATTGGGTATTCCAGTAAAATTGAACAGCAGATGTCCGGGAGAATATACACCTTTAGGAATATACATAAGACCTTTTTTTTGGCTCTGTATGAGAGCGATTACCTCTTTAAAAGCACTCCTATCCGCAGCATCTTCTGCTTTATTTTCATAATCATCGGTCCACTTCCCATTTGCGCCAAACCATTTAACACTATATAAGTCATTCGTAATAGAACCTAGTATCTGTATGCCTCTAAATATACTAGCATTGTAATCTGCCTTAATGATAGTATCTACACCAATAACTGTACCATTACTTATACTTCCTCCCTGAAAATCAAGTATACATCTCTCAGGAATGGTTATTGCCTCACCGTTCAGATCATAGTCATATTGAACAATAAACCTTGTGTTCGCCATTCCGTCAACCATTGCCTGTGTCAGCAGGTTCTTGCTTCCACTGATATTTTTGCGCAAGTACACGCGCCCCATCCCACTGAATGCGCTTGCATTATACATCTTATCTGCGAGCTTCAGCACCTTGGAACCTTCAGGCTTTTCTTCGGAAATCAAATCTTCATCATCCGGATTGTTGACTATATCACCGGTATATTCATTGTGAACCTCAGTCACATACTGTTCGGTTACGTGCTTCTCGGTCACTTCCATGCCGTAACCGCCTCCTGTCTGCCCGGTGGCCGTCCATTCTCCATCAGTATCGCAACGGTATATCTCTCCGGGAATGGAATTGCCTACTATTGCCCAATCACCGACAGAAGGAGATGGAATAGCCTGTTTGAGCAAAGCTTCGGATGCGTACAGCTTACTGTTGTAGGCTGCATACTTCAACTTATCCACTTCCGTGCCAACCTTGGAGAAGTTCTCGTTCAAACGTGAGGCTGAGTTGCCCCAATTGCCTGTATTTTTAATTGTACTCAGATCCATTATACATTTGTTTTACAAGTTAGCTGTAAATTTACGGCCAGCATACCAATGATATTCTTCACCCTCCTTGATGGATTCGATGGTATCCTCTGATATTCCCGTATCTTCGTCTCTCATGATATATATGGACTGCACTATATCATAAGTTTTGGTGTCAGGATTGTATAGCTTTATGCCACCGTCCGCAAGGCAGCTTACGCTATAGACATCCGCAAGACGACTGATAAGCAAAACTCTCATGTCCAGTACCATGTCGGGAGTTTCCGAAGCCGAAGGAAGATTGATTGTCCTATTATCCGTAAATATTTTTGTAATATCAAGATAGGTTCCACCGTGAAAATCGATATCGTATTGCCCGGAAATACCCTGTTCATCCATCTCTTTTTTAATATTCCTCCATACGGTGATGGACCGGCTCTTCTGGAACATGCGACCAAAAGAATCCCAATAAATCGTTCCGTCTGCCAACTGACCGCTTCCATCCTCATTCAACAGTATCTTTCCGTCAGCGATTTCCACCGTTCCTTTGAACATCCCGCCAAGCGCGTACACATATCCACGAAGGATGACATCGTTAAGAATAGCCCTTCCTCCGTGGGTAATGACCGCATTAGCCATTGTCTTAAGCTCTTCCTCCGTAGGCTGATACTTCGGATTATTCTTATACTTCATGACGGTGCGGATGGCCTGTTCGAATGTGCCGCCTCCCCATGTGTATACGTCATCTTCATCATTGTATATGCCGCTTATACCTGCCGTCACACGTTTCATCTTACCATCCTGATAGTTGCCAAGCTGGATCATGTTTGACAGTATCAGACCGCCGATAATGTCCACACTTCCGTTTTTCAGCACATCATAGATGTAACTGAGCGATTGAAACTCCGCCATGCTCTTGTCATTGTCGAGGGGTGACGGTTTCCAGTCCGTTGCTATCGTTCCTCTCTCTAACTGAACGTCACAAACGGTTGCGGTACCACTGAGCATGAATATACCTGCGCCTGAGAAGGTGAAGCTGTGCTTGTATCTCTTATATTCGGATGTGAGAGGCTGAGCCACGCTGAAATCACCGCACGAAACAGCAACAGATTCACCCTTTGCTTGATAACTGATAACATACAATTCCTGGTTAATGAGTGCAACGGATTGGGAAAGGCTACCTATTACAGCCGATCGACCGGAAACAGCCGTGGCATCTTCCTGAACCGTAGCCATGCCCGTCCAAAACTCCAACGCCTTGCTGTACATTTCGGTATCTTCGGTCAGTTCTGTGTCCGCATTCAATTCTTCCGTCTCATAGTCACCCGTGAATCCGCTGTTGCGTAGCAGGTTCACCGTGCCCATCTGTTGGGCTTGCTGTATGAAGTCGGGAAGGTCGGAAAGATTACCGGCACCGGTACTATTCGGTTGGATGTGTACGCTTCCTTTGATGTTGACATGCCCGTCTTTATAGGATATGTATTCGCTCTCATCCTTTGCACCTATATACGTGTCTCCATATACGCGCATTTCCGCTTTTCCGGTTGATTTGTCGTATTCAAAGGCTATTACCTCTTTGCCTGCCAATGAGAAATCATCAATTCCTTGATACATTAATATGGAAGGGGATACCTCATTGACTGACGATAATATAATAGCTGCTTGACGGGTAATATCCGTCTTATGTCCCAACCCGACAATATCATCACCGGCGGCAGGAATGTCATTCTCTACATTCGGGTCGCATACCGTTTTAGAAAGATCAATATAATCGTTACCAACAGATGTTACTAATCTCCAGTAATAACGATTACCTATATGCTGTAAAACATCCGTCTTGATGTTGCACTCCTGTGCGATGGCAAGTGAACCGGGAGTGAACTGGTTTTCTATCTCTACGCCGTCTGCTTCTGCCTTGAAATAACAACGGTAAGCGTCATCCAGTTCCTCTACGCGGTTGCATTTCATACCTGCGTGTGAAATTACCTGTTCACCGCCAACATATTTTTTTTTCTTTATTTCCAGTTCATCGAATACGGCCTTGACTTTGACATATAGATAATCTACCACCGCTTGAGACATTCCGTTTTCAAGGACAGTAATACCGGAACCATTCTCACCGATAAGCAGACCTTCTAAAAAGGTTATGATCTTTTGGGCAAAATCCGCCTGATCCTTACGGAGAAACATTTTCTTAAGTTCATTTTTATCACCCTCAATACCATTGAGGATTTTGAGAAAATTATCATATAGCAGATCAGCGACCTCCTTTCCGCTCATTCCCTCCAATATCCTTTCAATATCTATATCCATATTATCACATATTCCATTTTTCGTTCATATACCATATACCAGACATATTCCAATAATGAGTTGCCAATATCCAATCAGAATAAATTGTCCACGATCCATTAGTTCCAACGAAGTTAATTTGTAAAACAGCCATATCTTTTTTACTTCCTGTTATTTTAACAGATGTGATTAAGGCATCACCTGTTATTCCCATCTGCTTATTAACTTCGATTTTATTGCCTATTCTGTTTACTGCACTAATAATGACGCGCACTTCTTTCAAGCTATCCACTCTTAGTTCTTCAGCAGTCACTTCCATGCACAATAAGCCGTTCGCATTACCTTGCCATGATATCCTTTTTTTTTTATACTCCCTCCATCTGCCAGCTTGCCTACTCGCAGTACCTAGCAGGCGTACTTCCATATTTATTTCACAATATTTCCCATAAGCCAGTAATTTCCACTCTCCATCCTGCTGAAAGAAAAACATTATGTCATTTCCGTATAATTTCATAATTGGGTTACATTCAGTATTCCAGTTCCTTGAAAAGAAAATGACATAGTTGCCATATCTCCCTTACGGCCTGTCACCGTCAGCCTCGTTACCAATGCATCTCCTTCTAATTTTATCCGGCCATCTGGCAAATAATTATTAGCATCCATAGATTCTCTATGTGTTTCAACGCTTCCTATTAATATTCTAACCGGCTGGACATCAGTTAACATCCTATATATAGCGTCTAAACCTGAGTTTATATTTACAAGATGCCCACTGCTGCCGTTCCAGCTTATTCTACGTTTTTTCTTCTGTTCCCATCTACCGGTATTAGGGCTTCCGACTGTCATTGTATCAGCAGTTATATCAATTTCACAAGTGGTTCCATAGGCTAACGTCTTCCATTCTCCATCTTGCTGAAAAAATACAATTAAATCGTTACCTCTTAATTTCATGATGGTATATTTTCAATCATTATTTCTTCCGTTTCCTCTGCCCAGTTAATACTTTCAGATAATAACTTATAGGTATTCCCCTCACCTGTCAGGTTTATTATAGGAGAAAAGTTTTCGTTTCTTTCAACCTGCAGAGTCAGCTTCTCTGTAACTCGGCCATAAATACGTTTTTGGTTACCCAATAACCAAAGTTCTGGCCTCATCAAACCCTGACCGGAATAGTGTAAACTCTCTATTGAAGCTTCAGGATGAGACAAGATACTATAAGCAGCCTTATTTCTGTTATTGCTTGACATGGACAGTTCTGTTTCCATTATATTCGAATAATTCACATTCACCTGTCCACCATATTTGTTGTCATCCCTATCGTTTTCAACTACATTGTCATCCTTGTAATATTCCACTTTCAGGCTTGAGAGATACAAAGTATCATATAAATTGTCATTAACGATAGCATGGATGCTCAGTTCCACTTCGCCGGATAAATCCTGGTCAATAATCATTAAATAACCATCTGCACCATTATATGGCATATCAAGCGTCTTTGTACTTAATATTTGCCCGGTGCCCTGATCTGTCCCCTCTTCATTACCCATATTTATAATGAACCAGGAAGGAGAATCACCCCATTTTTCACCATCCCAATATTTAGTACCGACACGAAACATGATTTCCATAGGTCCGCGACCATTCCCTTCTTTTTCTTCCCCACCGGTAGACTTATGACTACTGGTGCTCGCAGATATAACAAACGCTCCCTCACTATATTTTGCCATTCCCTCGCCCCGCATTCTCAGAATAATCATATCCTTGGCTTTTTCCGGCTTAGGAGAGACAACATCCTGTACTAGCGATATACGCAGGCATTCAGTATAGTTATAATTCCGTTTTTTCTCTAGATCATTACTATTATAGTAGTCTCTCTTTACAAAAGTAGCACCAACGGAATTGTCAACATTCATAGGGGTATATTCCACTTTCTTCCAAATACGGTCGGCTATCCCTTCATACTGATAAATATATGTCTCTATATTATCTCCCAAGGGAGTATATGCCATTATCCTTTCATAATATCTCACACTTGATCCGGTAATAATATGTCCGTACGTTTCTGTGAATTCCAGATTCATATCATTGTAATCAACCGAAGGAACCGCATCGCTGACTGCGTTTATCTTCGCACGGATGATAAACTTGTTATAGCCTTGCAGCATATCCTGCTTGTGGTTATCTCCCGCCAATTCTATCGTTTCAATATTCAAAGATGAACGGCTCAGTATATCATTACCGGACATATCCATAACCGAACTTTCTCCTTCCGCTATCGTTCTTAACTGTTTAACAGATATCATCAGATATTCCACGTCAACAGTAGATATGAAATAAAGATTCTTCTCTCTCTCGCGCATGGTCCATCCCCAAAATTTGCAGAATTCTTTCAGGAAAGACATACATGTATCCGCATCATATCGCTGATATTCCGGGTCATCTCGGTTTACAGAATTATTCTGTGAAAAAAAATTATACCTGGATATAAGTGCGGTCAACGGAATCATATAATCTGAACTGGCTTCATTTGCTGTAACCTCTTTGGGAAGATAAATTTTCTCATAATCCACTCCGGTGGCATCTATACATTCAACAATAAGCGAAGCCAGCGTAACCACCCCCATCTCTTTGGTTTGATCCAAATAAACAGAATCAAGCACTCCGATAGGAGATATTAACGGAAACTCTACAGTTAATGGCGCAATGTCCCAATCCTCAGAAAAAGTATCCGCCTGCATATAACCGCACCACTTCAATATATTATCAATCAGCAGTTCCACATAATGCTGCTGATTGTCCGTCGGCATTAATCCCTCCAAATCGCCATTGTCAATAACCCGAAGATAACCTGTCCATGTACGTACAGGCGTCATAAACTCATCGTTATTATCCTCTTCTGTGGTGATCGGATTTTCTGCCGGTTCGATGTCTGTAACATCTCCTGTCCATCCATCTTCGTATATCAGCACTTCGGCATCACGATCATTGATTGTTTTAAAATCAACTTTCCACTTTACATTTCTTGCCATTTTCCTTATTCATTATCCGTTCCATATTCTTAGCCTTCTCCCTCAACATATCCAGTTCCTCTTGCGTCGGTTGTGGCTTCTCCTCTACCTCCCAAGGGAAATCTAATTCCAGGTCCTTACCTGTCTGTACTTTGTGGAACACCTGTGCCGTGAGCCTTGTCCTTTCCCAGTCCTGTCGATAGCGTCTATTTAACCCAGCTATGTAATCCCTTGTTTCCGCAAGGCTCATCCTGTTCAAAAAATAGTCGGGTGAACACCCGCCCTCCCCGACTATTAATTGATACAACTCGCGTACACTCAGTCTTTTTTTTTATCACCACCATCTTCATGATCCACCTTATCCTCATCACTGGCAGTCAGCACCTCCATACGCGAGTTGTAGTAATCTTCCATCTGGCGGAGCAATGACAGATTATCAAGGGCTTTCATAAAGTCATCCAGAGGCAATGTAAAATCCTTGTTGCAGCGAAGCAGAATACAGTAAAACAGGATATGCCTGCATATAGTCTTCTGCGGATCGAAAGGCAGTTTCCTTCCTGCAATTTCCTCGTAAGTGTATATTGGTCCCCATATACTATCAAACGAGAAATCATATTCCCTATCTTTAATCCTTACTGTCATTCCGCTACCTCTTTTTTAACCAAAGCCCCATAACCGGTAAGGGATACCGATACGCTCGCATTGTTTCCTTTGGTACCGTCACGATCAAGAGCAGTAATCTGAGCTTTACCGGAATAGAACGTTCCTTTAATCGGCGCGGTCCATCCGGCTTCCGGTACACCCTTATCATCTTTATTGGTTGGAATTCCAACGGTGATGTCTACCGGCTGACCTGCTGTAAACAAGTCAAACAACTGGTCGTACACGTAATCATTTGCCCGATCCTTGTCCGCACTATCCACCGATTCATTAGTCGCACTCCACGACATACTTCCGATTTCGGATGCATCCCAAAATCCATCATCCTTTGTTGCGCTGTCAGTGGTATTGGCTACAAGATTTATCTTGCAGCTTGTTGATAATGCTATGACCTTGCCGTCAATCCACAGCATCAGGTCTTTTCCATTCAAAGTTTTTGCTTTTCCCATATATCTAAATATTTAATTAATAGTCCAATGTCCTGAGATTAAAATTGATTGTAACGGCTACAGCGTCTATATCCAAAAGAAATTCCTCATAACTGCCTGTAACCACACAATCGTTTACCTGAAAATCATCATATACCGATGTCACTCCTTCCAGATCATACCTGACTTTGTTAGCCAGTTGAATAGCTTTCATATACTCTTTAGCTATTACTATTACCGAAGCATTCACACTATCTTCGGCATTCCCATCCTTTGTCCCGTCGGTTGATATCCCGTCACTTCGGAATATAATAAACGGATAAGCCGGCGCACCTTGCGGGATCACCAGTGGATAAATCCGATTATCCACATCTTCCGTAAGGGAAGTGTCGTGTGTCAGAACTTCCTTAATATGATATCCTACCAATAAACTCATAACCTTTTTTATAAACCTATGTTTATCTGAAATGGGTTACTTTTCCTTGCTTACTTCCAATATCATTTGTTCCAGTTCCCGGGCTAATGTCTGTGCGGACTGCCCCACGGCGGCATCAGATACGGAAAAAAAACCGGTACCGCGCAATGCTCCACGACTTGCCACTTTACCGTTTGTACTGCGGGTTCTCGTGAATGCCGTTCTCTCGCCGGTTCCCTTATTGATAAAACGAAGGATAAAAGCACGGTCGCGCCCCTGATAAGAATCTATCTGCTGCGTGCGCTTACTTCTGTCCCGTTTCCGCGTTATGCCACTTACACCGCCTTTTGTACGAGTGAAAGATGTCACCCTTCCGGTACCGCGTTGGTTCAATAGAGAGATATTTCCACCATTTCCTTTCCTATATACCACCATTTTCACACCCAGGTAGGCTTTGCGAGGATCACTTCTGACTGAAAACTTAAAAGCCTGCTGCACAGTCTTACGAGCAGGAGCAAGACTCTTCCTTATTGCTTTTTTGACATCTTTTTTCTTTAATATTTCATTGTAACTCAGACGCTTTATCAATCCGAATACTCCGGTAGCATCAGTTTCTACCAATGGGGTTTTTACCTTATATCCTACTGCCATAACCTATCCTTTTAATATGGTACCCTTTCCCGTACGCTTGCCGAAATTGTTTACCACCGTGACAATCTGTTCACCGGTGATAATCGTTCTTCCGCCACCGCCACCACCAAAGTTGCCAGTATGGATGGCATCATAGAGACGTTTTTGGTCAGCCTCGTTGATGAACATTTCACCGGACGAAACACGTGCTGTTATACCATCCTGATAGTTTGTTCCTCCAACAATACCACCTTCGGCGAAACTACTCATACCTTTAACACTAGCTATAGCACTTGTCATTGCAGCCATAGTACTAGCAATTGCAATTAGATTCATAGGCCACGTTTTGCCAGCTTGCTCAGCAATAGCTTCTGCTCCCTTAGCAACAGTAAGTGATTGTACTACTTGCAACAGAGCAGCCGATGCAGAAGCAGTTTGCCCAATAAAGGCTAACCATTCATTTCCCGTTCCTTGCAAGGCACTTCCCATCGTTCCAAGCGCACTAGATATATCTGTAAGATTTTGTCCTTCCTGCTTGGTCTTTTTAATTTCTCCTGCTATACTTTTCCAAAGTTCAATATTTTCCAGTATCTTTATTTTTTCTTCATCAGTAGCATAGTCCAACATGTTTGTATATTCTTGTATTTTAGCCTGAGCAATATCGTACATCTCCATTCTTCGCTTCAATGCTTCTACAACCTCATCACCATCTATATTACTTTCCTCCTCTTCATTCATCTGCATCAACATCTGTACAGGCTGCATAAGTACAGGCAATTGCTTTTTCTTAGCTATCGCATCCAATATTTCCTGATCCAACGGATTATCAGCCATTCGATCAATAGAGAGCTTTATCATCTGGTCGATTTCAACAAAACTCGGACCGGAAGGTAATTTCTCCTTTTTCCCGCTTCCCCCACCTCCTGTTACCGTACTTCCACTGTACACTTTATATCCTTCCAGACTGCTTACAGGATTAAAGCCTTTTATATTCTTATTAGCATTATTATATTCGTTAGCCGTTTCATTGAATTCCCTCACCAAGCCATCTATGGCTTTATTCAGATTTATATACTTCTCTCCCATCTCAGCTATTCCCTGTAGCTGTTCGTCTGAGTATTTGTTAAGCATGGCATTAACAACAATAGCTTCCCTATATTTCCTGGTAAGCTCCTTCTGTGCTTTCTCTCTTTCCTCATCAGTAGCAATTCGACGTTCATATCCTCTTCCCCCTTCCAACATGACATTACCATTCTTATCAAAATTCTGGTATAAATGACTGGATTTCTCTGCTGCTTTACGATAAGCCTCATAATCAGCAGCAAACTGATTTTTCAATTCTTCCCGCTTATACGGATTAGCAACGTCTATTCTCAATGCCATCTCAACATCTTGCATTGACACCTTTATTTTATCGGCACCTATTTCCTTTTCAACGGATGTTACGATGGCATTTACAAGATCATGTTGCAAGGTCTTATTAATTTCCTGTTGAGACTTTATCCCAGACTGCCATTCTTTAAAAGCCCGTTCCCTTTCGTCCAAAGGTGCAAACTTGTTTTTTGCCAGGGTTTGCGCTTTAGCTATATCCGCTTCGTTTTTCGCACTAAAATAGCCATGAGATATCTGAGTATTACCCAACTGATCCAAAGCCTGCTGTGCCTTTTTTGATTTAGCTATAATCTCATCCAAACCTCTAAGGAAGGTACTGAATTCACCAGCTCCCAACGAATAAAAGAACTGGTCGACGCTGGCTTTTGCCGCCTCAATAGTTTCCGTCATCTTATCACCCAACTTTTGGCTGGAACCCATTATCTTATTAAAAGCCTCTCCTGCTGTCGCTGCAACACCGATACCAACAGCAAACTTTCCTATAACCTTGGTTACATTGCCAACCACATTCCCAAGGTTCATGTTCTTATCCATATACTTATCAAGGCTTTTCTGAGCCTTTTCAATGCCACTCGTGTAATTCGACGAGTCCATCAACAACCTGGTAATAACGTCTGCCATATATTTTACTTTTAAAGAAAAAGCGGAGACCCAAAAGCCCCCGCCCCTACCAAATTTAAACCTATATTATGAACAACAAAGCCTTATTCACCTGCTACCGTACATTTACCAAGAACAAACGCCTCTCCCCGTAATGTGGTCATGGACCAGTCTCCGTTTAGCGTCAATCTTACAACATCACTTGTTGCGCCGGTGTACGGATCAATAATAAAACGTTGTTCCCCAAACTGCTGCAAAGGCTCGTACCCCCAACACCCGAAACCTACGAATGTGTTGGTATCATCATTGATGTAATTTGTACAGAATACCGGAATTCCGTTGATCGCTCCATTTTCCACAACCATTCGGCCACTTCCCGGATCGCGTGGTGTTGCTTCCAGCTCTCCCTTTGTGTATTCATCCATTACATAAGCCATCGCACTGGCTTCTACACCTTTCAACAAGGGAATGCTTTTCATAAGAATCAACTCCTTGTAAGTAGGCAATTCCCCGGCAAACTGGATATATTTAGCAGCTTTACGCTTTGCCTTGGTGGTAAGCGTACTAATTGCAACAGCCGATGTTTTTGCAATAGCATGGAATGGTCCCACAAGCTTATGCGTAACAGTCGTATCCGTACCAAACATCAGTTTGTTCAATACGCGTACCACAGCCTGAGGCAACTGTTGTCTTACCACCTCGTAAGCCACTCCATCAGTCTGATTGATAGTCTGGCTTGTGATCTTAATAGTCACGCCCACACGTTGCGGCTCTGGCTTGATTTTTCCGAAATCAATATTCTTATCACTTAGAGCCACAGCCTCACCGGCTACTTCCGCCTCGATAGAACCAACGGTCGGCCAAACGTAATCACCGGAAAGGCCTGTCATCAGAGGCAAACCCACTTTCCCCAAAATCAACCCCTCCTCAAGCGGCTTGATGATATCATTGATAGTCAGAGGAATCATAGAGTCAGCCCCCGTAGTCGTAATGCCGGTAAACTCACGCTGCAACTTATGTGATGAAGGAGCTTTCAAATGCTCTCTTAAAAACATATCAAAAGCCGCCTCACGTGCGGTTACTTTCACATAGCCGGTCTTTTCCGCGCTCGCAATACGCACATCCAGCACATTCATTTCACGTTCAAGCGTCTTCAGCTCATCCTTTTCTTCCGCAGTAAACTCGCGTTTTTGTTCCGATTCTGCCTTGTCTGCAATCTCGTTCATACGGATCACAATCTCTTCTCTCCGGTCGATGTACTGGCGTACACTTACTTCTTTTCCTTTGCTCATATCCAAATTTTAATTAAAAAAACGTTTCTTACTTATTTCCCTCACTCTATATATTTCGGCTTCACGCCTTTTGATATCTTCCATATCTGGCACTTTATCCGTTTTTATGTGAATGCCGGCTTGCTCTATTTCCCTGGCTGTTACATTTGTCTGCACATAAGCCGGATCACTGGCAAGCGTCATCTCATAAACCATATCAATACGTTTCACGTGCCGCAACAAAACCCCTTCATCATCTTTGGTATACCGGACACTGCTTGTCTCATCACTCCAAAAAGTGAAAGAACTTCCTGACAAATCGCCCCGTTTAACAAGAACCAAAGCGGTATTTCCATCCGGCGTGTCCGGTGCCTCAAATTCATACTTTACACCCACCTCATCAACAGAAAGCTTCAAAGTGCCGACTCCCTTATTGCTTCTAGCAAGAAGTCTCTCACGGTTGTGCCAAATGGTCATCTTTATATCCATAGCTGCCAAATCAGCCTCAGTAATCGCCCCCGGCTCTATTATTTCACGGTAATCTTCCCAATAATCCACAAGCATCCGACTCTCTACGCCAAAAACTATCGCATATCCTTCGATAATACGACCGCTTTCATTCTCACCCGCAGCTTCACGGAGGCGCGGTTGAAACTGGCCTCCTGCCATGCTTCTAATTTCTCTCTTGTTTTCTTTCATCACTCCCTTATTATCATTGCTATGTTAGTCTCCCTTAGCAGTCAGTCAACTTTAAGGCCTCTGTATAACTTTTATTGAGGCGTTTTAGGTTACCCGACCTCCTCAACGTCATTAGTCTCATCAATAACCGATGCGACAATAGCAATACTTCCATCCGCCTTACTCCTGTTAAAACTTTCTATCCTGTATGTCTTTCCATCCCAGCCCAAGCGGCAACGGTCGTTGACAATATCATTGTTTCGCATCATGACGCTAACACTTTTCGTCATCCAGACCTCACCGGCAGTTAATGCCTGTGCTCCCTTTTGATAGGTTATATTCGCCCACACAGTCTTTTGATTTACATACACGGCATTCTGATAATTGAATTTATCCCTCTCTACAATAGGAACCAGAATACTCACTCTCTCCGTCAAACTTCCAGCACGCAACATACTACACCTCCCTGTCTGTTAATTTACGGTATGGTTTACAAAAAACATCCAAAGAATATGGTACCGCATTTTGCGCAATGGCGGCAACCGGCTCTCTATTCCGGTAACTATGCGCTGCAAGGATCAGTATTGCCAATTTCAATCTATCCGGGAACCAATTCCCCTCCGGTAATTCCTCAGCATCCAGTCCGGTTTTTTCCCTATATCCCATTCTATTAAGTTCTTCAAGGCTTCTTGCCGTCCCGTCAATTATAGAGTCTTCCGCAGCACTGCCGTACAAAACAATGATTTCATCCTCATCTTCAAAATCAACGCGCATTTGAGCCTTCAATTCATTGATAGTGACTATTCTTAAACCGTTATTCATCCTTATCCTCCTTTTTCGTTGTTTCTCCTACAGTTTTATCATTCCCCTTTCCTGTGGCATCCCCACTCAGTTTGGAACTGCCCAATTCAGCCAAGTTGACACTCAGATAGACAACATCGCCTTTCTCTACCGGCTCCTTGTCATCTTCCCGGCGAAGATCGTTTACGCTGGCCTGCCCATTATCCAGACGGGATTTATCCCACTTCGCCTTACTGTCAAGATCAAGCGCATAAAGACTCTTTAAATCAAACTTGTATTTATAATCCTGATAAGTATTTATATTCAGCATTTTAGCAGCAAATTCCCGTTCTATTTCGGTAACTATTGGCTGCAAAGCCTCAGCATAGAAAGCAATATTACTAACCTCCACGCTTTTGTAATTAGCGTTACTATCATCCATCAGCTTTGAAGGTGGCACATTGAAAAAACGGGCAATTTCCCTGATTGTAAATTTTCGGTTTTCAAGAAATTGCATATCACTGGAACTCATGCTTATAGGCGTGAGCGTCCCATCGCCGCGCACACTCAAAATATCATCACCACGATTAAGCGATTCCTGCAAATCCTCGCCCATCCCTTCCATCTGTTTATCCTGATATTCTCCAAATCCCTTCACAGACTGATTATTTTGCAGAATAGCCTTGAACCGTCCGCCTGTTGCAAACCGCTTAAGCGTCTCATTGTCCGCCGTAGCCGCAATGCCAAGCGTTAAGGCGGCATAACGGATTGTTGATATACCGACATAACCGCCGTCACGGCATACATTCTTAAAATGCAGGATTTCGCTGGCATCCACAGTCTTCGAAATGCCATTTACCATATCTGCTATAGTGTATGTATTCGAATAAACATCATAAGTAACAGAACCGGGAGTGCACAAAATAAATTCTTCAGGAACTCCACGCCTGTTTTTGACAGGATATATATAAGCGTTACCTTGCAACAAAACAATAGATACCATGTTTTTAATCAAGGTGTATGAATTCATCCGGCCATTAGGCTTAACACTCAACAGATAGTTTATTACCGCGCCATCCCCGGTGTTATGTAGTTTGAAGTATCCCTTGGCACGATCAAGACGCTTGTATTGCAGCGTCAACACGGCGGCAGATGACGAAATCAGGTTAACCGCGCGATATACCGCCGCTATTTTCATGGCGGTTTCGCTATTGTTAACATATACTATATTCTGCCTGTAACCACCACTATCTGCGTTTTTATTGGCGGTCAATCCAGTAGCCGGCGATGCCTCCCGCTTGAATAGATTACTAAAAAAATGATTCATTCTTATTCCCAAAGGCATATTTTATGTTTTTCTCTTCTCTTATGCCTCTATTACCCCTGCAAAAATCCGTTTTTGGGTACTTTCAGATTGGGACTTTAATCAATGTTCATAGTTATTGTATAGCCAAAAAGTCATAAGAGAAGCTATCGCAGCGTCTATTTTTAAATTTTCCTTTCTCTTTAAAGGCTTTTTATTGCACATTCTATCCTCATCCAGATAGCAGTTTCCGAAACAATACGGCAAAATCGGATTATTTGCCAATGCAACTTTGGGAGGTCTGCTTTTTGCAGCCATTTCAAACGTTTCTACGGGAGACGTAAAAGCTCCATATGTTTGCGGGACCGCACGCAGGATGTTCCCCGGCAATGTCCCGGTTGAAGCAATGGCAGACGCCAAGGCATTCACCACTTCCTGCGACTTATAAGCATCATAGCCTATCTGACAAATCAAAAGCTTTTTATTTCTCCGTAGGATATCTTCCACAATCATAGTTTCACTGATTACAGCGCCAGGACACACTTTTAAATATCCTCCATCTCTCCAATACTTATAAAGCTCCTTGTTCGGATGATTCTCCAATGTTTCTTCAGGGATATAGCAGTCCGTCCATAGGTAGAACTTCCGTTGCGCCCGACTGTATATATTATAAACGACCACAGAAAAGTCATCACTTACAGACAAGTCCATAGCGGCCATCGTTTCAGGACGTCCCTGTATATTCTCAATATCAAAATCTGTCATTAATGACCTGGCCAACGTCTGCGGTATCCAATTCTTTACACCTCCTGAAACAAAGATATTTAAAAGCTTGGTTTTAAACTCAATCATAGCCTCCGCATCGCGTTGAGCCTTATCCCATCTCTGCTTATAATATCCTTCTTGTACTGTTACACCGATATGTGGGTTACACTTTCGCCATATTTCGGGATTTCCCATAGCCTCATCCGTCATCTCCCAAGCATCCGGCTGAAAGATAGAAGCAAACTGGCTGTCATCATCATATTCTCCTTCTAATACTTTTTTTGCATTTTCCAGTTCAATGGTGAAAGGGCCATCTTCTACACGGCTGGCCGTTGTAATAATGACCGTTAATGGCTCCCGGCGAACACCCATTGAGGAAGTAAGCACCTGCAATAATTCTGCACCATCGGAGTGGTCGCGCACATATTTTGCCTGCGCGTATTCGTCGAATATAACCAGTGAGGCATTCAGACCGTCCTTTGTATCACCTCCTCCCGTAAGGCATTCGACAAACGACTCTCTTCCGAACTTATTAGGTTTCCAATGAAGCGTTTCCCTGGTAGCTTTAAAGTATTTCTTTCCGGGATCAAGCTGTTTTACAATCTTACTGATCTCTTCAAAACATATCTTAGCTTGTTTATAACTGTTTGCAGCCGTATACGCCTGCGCATTCGTGTCACCAAACAACATCTCATTCACCGCCAGAGAAGCGGTACTCGTAGTTTTTGAGAACTTTCGGGGTACGAATAGAATAGCCTCACGAACCAAACGCCTCAACTCATACCTGCGCCCGTCCATTATCTTCTTTGTTTTTTTCTCCTCATCAGGCATTCCTTCAGCTTTCCCTACGTCTTCCCATTTGTAAAATCCCAGAATGGAAGCAAACTGGAAATACTGTATAGGAGTTAACTTATAGCATCGCCTGCCATCCATACCGGAGAATTTGAGGCTTTCATACAGTTTCGTGAACTTTTTTACTTTTGATGGACGGAACACATAAGTATCCATCAACCGGAGAAACTTTAAAATAGCTAGAATCTCATAAAGGTTGTGTTTTTCCGGTTCATTTCTCACTTGCGAAATGTACGACCAAAGGCGCATATCTATGGCGTCAAGCTGGAATCTTTCAATCTCTATTGCCAGCAGCTCATCAACCCTTTGTTGTTTATACTCTTTCGTCGAAACATCACTCATTCTCTCTTATTCTTCTTTCAAGCTATCCATTAGTTGGGTTAGAGCATCGTTACCTTCGTCACCTTTTGACTCGGTAGGTGCAAGCTCCTTATTCATCATCAATGATCGCAAGTCTTTTCGAAGACGGTCGGCAAACTTAGCCATCAGATTATAAATCGGATTTTCCCGTATCCTGTCTTCTCCCTCCCGGCTCTTCTCCGTAACCGTCGGAGTCTGTTCTTCCTTCAGGACTTCGTCACGAATCTTTCGGAATACAAGTAAATCCGACGCGAGAAGTTCAATCTGATAACTCATTTCGGAAGAATACATTTCATGTTCTTTCAACACTCTTCTTACATGAGTTTTTATATTCTCAATCTTCTTGCTTATCAGCTTCTCATTGTCATCTCCTTTTTCCATGTGTTAAATATTTTAATACTACCTACTTTTTCTGTTTATGGGTATAAAGATAACACCCTCCAACTTTACCCCCACGGCGTTTTTTTGAAACCGAAAAATCTCTCTCTTTAGAGGCAGTGGATTTGAGTAATTTTGACTCAAAAAAAAACACCCCTCCCCCCCTCAATCTGTTAACAGATTTAACATTTTAAAAACATTAAAAATAACGTTCTTTGAACCTCTCAGCATTCCTTACTGCATTCTCTCGTACATACTCCTTGCTCCTTGACCTTAGTCTCACATGCTCTAACTGATGGCAATCGTGACAAAGAGAGCGCAAATTGTTATAGTCATACATCAACCGCGCCATCTCTATATCATTGGTTGCATTTTCAACAGGAAAAACATGATGTACTTCTCTCGCCGGTTCTATTAATCCATTATGCAAACAATCTTCACACAATGGATCAACAGTCAATTTTTTCTTTCTAAGTATCTTCCATTGCTTTGCCTGGATCAGTTTGTTGTAATTCGCATCTTTACTCATAACTTATATAATTGTTTGTTTCCTCGATCTCTTGGGAATATTCCCATATTCAGTTGATTGCTTTACAGATTCAAATTCCACTGTTATCTCTCTGACAATGTTATCATTGCATTTGCTTTTACTCTGTTCAACCAATTCTTGTATTATTTTCACGAAACTACTCTCTCCTATATTACTACCGATATTATCTATTTCGGTAGCCAATTGTGGGAATAATTTCCGAATAACAGTAACTAGAGCACGTTCATTGTTTGCTGTTGTATGCACTTCCTCTCCATCAATAGAAATCTTCTTGCAGATGTATCCTTTGCGCCCGATCATAGTAAAGATATTAATGCTATCTGTCATTTTCAATGCTCTATTGCCTCCTGGCTTGGTTGTGATGATTCGATTTTTTTTATTTTCAAAACCTTCGAATATCTTAGCAAATTCATACAGCTCAGGATTTGCCTCTTCTTCCTCTCCTTCCTTATCTGCATATTTGAGAAAAGCAGATAGCAAATACTGCATCAATTCATATCTTGATCCAAAGTTACAACGTTTCACTATTCTGTCTATTCGGGCAGCAGTATCAGGTGATACTTTAGACTGTATACTGATAAATTTTAATTTGTTTTTTTCTTTCATCATTGTTTATACTTTAATATTCCGTTTTATCTTGTTACAGTTAATAGTTAGGATTAAGTACATATACATCACACTCATGGCATAAATTACAGGCCTTTGTTTTGTCTTCAATGCACATCCTCTTATTCCTTTGTATTACTAATTTAACTTCTGTCGGATTATCATCTTTCCAACTTACTTCGGGGAACAAAGTAGGTAGTAATTCTACGTAATCGCGAGTACTATTTATTGACTGCCAACATTCATATCTTTCATTTCTTTTAGGCATATTCATAAAAAGGAACAAAGCCCCATCTTTGTCTCTTGCTACATACATAATCTATTCTCCTTTCAGTCTCCTAATTAAAGCATCAGCAAATAATACAGCATCCTTAGCGTAATCTTCCGGGTTACCTTCAAAAATCATCTCATTGGAATTACTTAGAAATGCTGATAATACATCTTTCGATATTTCATAACGCCTCTGTTCCCAATCAATACAACGGTCATAACCCGTAATTTCAATATCATTAGCGTTAATCATAATTTGTCTGCCTGACGGTATTATACACATATAATAAACCTCACACCCATAGCGAATATCTACAATTTCGACTTCTGTTCCGATGACAATCATCTCATTATCTGAGGTAGTCACGTCTGTAATTAATTTACCTTTCATATATAAGTCTCCTTTCTATTCAGTTATTAGTTAAACTTCGGTATTGGCATCCAGTGAGTTATACGCCCCAAAGGTGAATCAGGTAAGAATATCCGATGATCGGATTCCCATTGCCCATCTCCATAATACAATCCGACAAAGTATCCTTTATGAAAATCTTTCCATTCTACAGTGAAGAATACATCTGTATTCTCCTCTGGAAATCGTTCTTTTACGCTAATCCAAGGAGATTGCTTGGTTCCCTCTACAAAACCTTTCGCATATACTTGTCGAAGATAAACCTCAATCACATGCGGTTGATTTATTCGGTTAGCCAACTGGCTTACTATATCTTTTAGCTTCATATTTCTATATGCAAATGGTAAGTGTTGATAACAGCAAACAAGTAAATAGCCGCAGTGACAATACTGTCTATGCATACAGCCCAACTACCTAGGCGTTGAAATTTTGATAGAGATAAAACCATCACCGATAAAAATAGAATCCACTGGCTTGTCATTAATCCTCCAATCAATGTAATCCATGCCATAATATCCAAAACAATCATGACAAGGAGCAAAGAATGTTCTTCATAATATGCGTCTATTTTTTGTTTATCTTTAGCTTTAGAAAGGCGATTACACTCTTTTGTGTGAAAATAGACTTTCTTACAGTTTAATGCTTTCATAATTTCATATAAAGCAAAAAATCCCACTAATAAAAAGAATAGATGTTTCATTTATTACCCCCCCCTTTCAGTCTCCTAATTAAAGCATCAGCGAAACCGATACTCCATTCTGCTGTTATATTTGAATCAGCACTCATTATCTGTCCATGTGGATTACTACAAAATCCTTGCATTGCAGCCTTCGCCAGTTCATAACGCCTCTGTTCCCAATCGATATAACGGCTATAATCCGTAATTTCAATGTCATTAGCGTTAACCATAATTTGTCTACCTGACGGTATTATACACATATAATAAACCTCACATCCATAGCGAATATCTACAATTTCGACTTCTGTTCCGATGACAATCATCTCATTATCTGAGGTAGTCACGTCTGTAATTAATTTACCTTTCATATATAAGTCTCCTTTCTTAATTGTTTTACGCTAAATTATTACTCACATAATCCATGAAACATACTCATACAGGCGTAGCCTCCTTCCGGTTCGAAAGCGTCAAGTGTGGCGTTCTTATCGGTCACATACCGAAATACATCTTCTACTGTTGGATATTTCCGATTAGCACAGGCGTATTTGGGAATGAAACCCGACTTAAAGAATGATGCACCGGGACGTAATGCCCGAACTTCATCTTCTACATTCCTTAGCCTGCTACACATCTCATTATCATTCAGAAGCATCTTTATATTTTGCAAGTTTGACATCACACATGGGAAACAACCAACTCGCGAGAAGCCTCTTGAATAAAGTGGATTTGGTTGCTGACCAGCATTAAGAATACAATCTATAACTTCCTGAGCAGTCCATCGAAAAACCGGTCTTAAAACTGAGGCATCATACATTTCACACCACTTCTTCACATCTTTCTTTCTATATGAGGCGAATTTTCCTTTTTCATTTGGAGTAAAGTACAACTTAAAATACATGCACTCTTCTTCCATAGATGAACGCTTATGACTCTCTAACGCTCTAATACCTTCTATAATGATGCAACTCTCATGCAGAGAGAGGATGTAATCAATCATTGGCTTAATTTTTAACTCTACCGTACAGAACCGGCGAATAGGTTCTGGGAAACGCTTGTTTTTTTTGCAAACAGATACAAAATCTAATTCCGGCTTTAGCGTTACTAACTTAACGCCCATCGACTCGCATACGTCATGTATATGCGTGTACGTATCCGGATGCTCCCAGCCTGTATCGCAAAATACAGCTTCTATTTTATCGGCTCCATATTTGTTTACGGCTTGAATTAAACAGGCTTGCGAGTCCTTACCACCGGAGAAACTTACTATTATCTTCATTTGATTCCTTTCTAAATTGTTTTGAGGGTTAATACTTCTTCCCGTGCATCTTCTTACGGAGTTCGTTATATCTCATTTTTTGTTCGATGTGCCAAAACATATCTATTTCAAGATGCTTTGCAAGTCCAAATATATCAAGTAGTAGCATATCAGGAACCATACAAGAACGACCAATAACATCAATATTGGAGGATATAGATACTGTGATGTGCATGATTGATTCAGTGAAAGTTTTATGTTGGTAAGTTATAGCATATTCACCAATCGTTGCATCATCAAAAGCGTCTGTATCAAGTTCAATTTCTCTAAGTCCATATAGGTCTAACAGCCGAATAGCAGCATCAGCGAGTTCATCAGGAAGTGAATCTTTTACATTCTTTTCAAAAGAACTCTTAAATCGCTTTTCTTCTTCCACTAATTCGGGATAACGATTATAGTCTATGTTAAAACGTAACTTACATTTTTTCCCTAACCTACCTTTCCTATCCGCTTCCACAGCCTCCATAAGCTCGCATATTACGAGACAAAGGCAATGTTCGTTACTTAATTCTTCATCGTGAAAACCATGTTCACAGGCTATTTTATATGCTCTATCACGAAGGGCGTTCAAATCAATTTTACTCATATCTTTCTTGTTATTATCTTTTGTTAGTTAATTCTACCGGTTCATCATCCCATGTGATAGATTTACCAATAAGCTTTTTTATACTTCCTATTGGCAGCTCTCCGGCATCTGATAAATCATTTTCTGACAAGACCCACTCGCCTTTATTCTCATATCGGACAGGCTTTTTCATAAAAAATAGTTCCGTCCCATCTTTATCTACTGCTACCCATGCCATTTTTAGTTCCTTTCTATTTTGTTTTGAGCCTCCCCAATCCAAGAGGAGACTCCCGTTTATTACTTTCTAAAAAACATATCCCCTGAAATACTTCTTGCCGTGTCATCATTCGTCAGACGAATATATCGGAAGAAGTTCTGTTCCGTTCGATGACCGGTAAGTTTCATTATTTCCAGTGTTTTCATTCTACCGGTCAAATACATATTAGTCGCTGCACTTCTTCTGGCTGTATGACTACTGATAAGTTGCCACTTCGCCTTTGTTACAGTAATCAATTTTCCGCCTTTGGTAAATGAATAAGTAACCGGATCGTTTAGTCCAATCTCTTTCATTATTACCTTCAGATACTTATTAAAGTATTGAATGCATAAACCACCTGGCACAACTCCATGATATTTCCTAAATATCTCTTTCACATAATCATGAGCCGGGACCTTTACATCCACATTGGTTTTCTTTGTTCGAATCATAATATAACTATCTATCAGGTTTTGGCTTGTCAATCTTGAATAGTCGGAATATCGAAGGGCTGTAAGACATCCCAATACAAACATGTCTCTTATACGTTCTTTCGCCCTTCGTTTATCCTGCTTCTCAAACTTGTAGTAGTATATCCTTGTAATTTCATTCATTGACAGAAATACAGCATTTGTAGGCTCACATTTCAATTCAATTTCATCATAGGTGTTATCTACTGCATAGTTGTATTGCGAAGCTCTACGGACAAGCGTTTGAATCTTCTGGATATATCCTACTATCGTATTATGTCTGAGTCCCTGATCTTCCAGATAAATTATGAAATCATCCAGAAATTCACTTGTAACAGAATTGGTGAATATATCGCAATCAAATTCTTCGGAAAAAGCATCTATATGCTTAATTATTGCATCATAGACCGCCGCATAGTGTTCAGACTTACGCCTGCTTCTCTTTTCAAGAACTTCCTTTGCGAAAGTGGTGAAGTATACACCTTCAAGAGGTTTCGCTTGGCGGAAGTGGTTAATGTAGTCCTTCCTCGCTTGGCGGGTCTGGACTGGTGATAAAACTGCTAATGTTGCTTCTGTTATTCATTTATAGGTTTATTCTTTGTATATCAATTATCTCCCTGATCTCAACGAGACCCCTCTTCTCATATTTCTTCAACAAATCCATCTCATTCTCCTTCAGGTTTACTACAGACTCACCATTGACTGTTATGCCATAGATTTTAAACTTATCCTTTATCCGTTGAATCGTTACCGGTTTCTTTGTCCGCCAGTAAAACCTAACCTTCTTCAGGACCACGCCTCTGGACATTGTACGCCTTTATATCATTGAACCATCTTCCTTTATTCTCACTGGCTTCTATACTAAAACCAATCGTTATCCTATCTCCTACTACAGGAGGATCAAGGATTGGACCATCATAACTGATCATGGAAAACTTCAAAGGTTTTCGGTCTATGTCCTCCACCTTCATCACGTATTCCCTCCTTTCCCAGTCTTTACCTGTTTTTCCTGTTCCTCTTGTGGTTGGCAATTCCACGGTGATTACGCCAGTCGCTTTGCATCTCATAATAATTAAGTTTTTAGTTTATATTATCCAACTGCCATTTTAAGTCGTCCCGACTACCCTTCGGGCAGTATAGGACAAGTTGCCGTAAACAGTTAATTATTTATGTTTTCATCCTTAATTAGTTGATATTCTGTATTTTAACAGCGCACCATAAGGTGCTTTTTACATTTTCACTAAACATCTAATTATCAAACACTTATGTTTTTTTCTTCGGAAGTGTAATTGTCCCTATCTGAAAATATGATAGAAGCTTATCCTTAAACTCTTTTTCAAATTCTCCTATCTCTTCAATATACATTTCCTTCTCTTTCGGCCAGGCACGAGCGAAGTTTCGAATTGTCTCCCATTGTTTCTTAGTCAACCTTCCTTCCAGAAACATCTTCTTATATCGTTCCTTGTACCTTGTCACACCTATGCGATGAATCTCGCGCGCCCTATCCAACTGAGACATTTTAATACCTTTACCCGCCGACAATTCCCTAATAAACTGCAATTCAGACCAGTCTTTATAAAAAATACGACCGATCTTAAGCAGAAATAAATTGTCCGTTAATTCTGATATTGGGACAGACTGATGCCTGTATACAGTTTCTATACGAAGTATGTTCGCCCCGACATGGTGTCCTTTCTCACCCGCCTCAAAGGTCTTATCATATATCTTCAAGACTTTTCGGAAATACTTGCTTTTTTCCGTTGTTTTTTGCCGGAATTCCGGGAAATTGGCATCATTCCACAACGCACGTCCACAAGCTTCCTGCACCTGTTTTATATACACATCCGCAGGATGTGACATTTTCATTGTCAGACCTACTTCGTAATATGTCACAACTGCATTTTCCGGTTTTATACACAGCCTCAGCAAAAGCTCCCTTATTGTCCGTACAGCAATGGCAAAAGTCATGGGACGGCTATTGTCCAGTTTACCGGTCTTACCTTTACTATATAGTTTATGTATAGAACATTTACAGCGTATCTTGTCACCTCTCAGTTCAATAAAACAACCGTCGAAATTGGCATAGGCTGTTGACTTGTAATAAACCTCATCTCCTTCCGAACATTGTTCCAGATAGTTCTTTAACACTATTGTATCAATATCCTCTATGTCTATTCTGGCTTTGATGATTATTTTGTCAAACATTTCAGTTGATTCTCTGATTGTATGGCAAAACGTCCTATCTTCACAGACCAGGCGTTTTTTGTGAATTTAATCTTAGCTATTTAGTTTCATCTGTTTCTTCTTCCAGATGGTATGGAAATACATCCATAAGGGTAGTCTCAACGACCGATCCAATACGATAATCTGCCAGTGTACCCTTCATGCCTTCATGTAACTTTTTAGTAGCATCCTCTGTTGATGCGGCTTGTACAAGTACATACGATGCCGTTTTCTTCTCATATCCACTCTTATCATCCAGAGTGATATAAACCAGCTTACATTTGAACCAGCGATCAGCAGCTTCTTCCTCGCTTGGGAATAATTCGCTGTAGTTAGCACGTTTGATGTCCGATACCGTAAACTCTCCTGAAATAATTGGAGTGAGTTCACCAATAATGCGCGCCTCAGCTTCAGTAAAGCTTAACGCATCAACAAGATAAGATTCTGTAACCTTCTTGTCTATTCCATTTTCCATTACTTTCTCATAACGGATTTTACATGTAAACCAAGTATGAAATGCCATAATCTATATTATTTTTTGTTACGTAATTCATCATAAGTAATCTTAACCATAGCAATGGATAGCCCCAAAGCAACAGTCATTGCGATTATCCCTTCTTTGTATACTGGTCCATGCCTTGCAATAACCCCGTACAACATGACTGACGTACAGGCAAGTATGGCTAATGACATGATAAACATTGTTATTCTCATTGTTTTTTGATTTTAACGATTAACATAAAAAGGGTGCGTGGCACCATCACGGGAGACACACCCGCACAGTATTACAGATTAGTGCGCCGGTTGGATACTAAATCCGATTACCCGCGTATAGTTTTAGCTTGTCTGCCGGAAACAACCATTTCTTCCCGTGTTTCACAGCCCAAGGTATTTCTCCGTTTGTTAGTCTTTGCTGCATAGTTGTCTTACCAATATGCAGGTAGCTACAGGCCTCTTTCAAAGTTTTCCAATTTTCTTCGGAAGCCTTCTTCTCCACGATATTTCGAAGAGTCATTAACTCAACACGCATCCCCCTAACTTCCGAGGCAAGCGATTCCAATAATTCACGGTCACTCATAGCTTATATCTTTATTAGTCATTTTCTTTGAAATAAGGCTTTATCTCACCATCCGGTGTCCAATCGACAGTTACAACACCTTTTACCCTTCCGGTTCCGTGGCAAGCCGAGCATGGCTTTTTCAAACGTCCATTGATTACATCCGGATCGAGATGATATCCATTGCCATGACATAAGCCGCAACAGTAACCGGAAAACTGACCGACCAATTCAATTCCGACGCCATAGGCAGGAGGTGTAATTATCACTACATTTTCTTTTTTACTCATAACCCTATTTATCTACTATGTAAAATTTGCAACCCGTTTTCTCTTTCAGCCTCAACAGGAAGTTGGCGGCTTCGTCATTATCTACCACTAGCTTTATAGCAGTCAAACCCTCAGTATTTGGCGGAACAAACAACAAGGAACACGGCTGACCGTAATAAGTCCAGTAGAACATTACATCGGCAAGATACATGTTGTCAATCCGAACAATGTATTTCACAGGAGGACGGTCTGAATTTCTCATATACTTTTCAAATAGAGAAAGCTCCAAGTTTCAAGCCTATTGTGGTGTTTGGCTTTACTCCTTGGAGCTTCATTATTTATACTTCTAAATAATCCCGCTTCATATTCGGAAACACCACTAACCGAATTTCGCTCGTTTTCTTGGATATTAAAAATGTCTGCACTATATTTGCAATTGAAGTTATGTAAGTGCGGCAAATGGTCGTACAGCCATTTTTATATCCGTTTGCAACCGTTTTTATATGATTACGGATGCAAATATGCTCACATTTGAACAAATAAACAAGTAAAACCCATTGTTTATGCTCACATTTGAACAATTTAGATAATTTCTAAATAACAAATATTATGAAAGAAGCTATAATTCAAAGGATTAATGCTATTTGCAGCAAGAAATCAAAATCTATCAGAGATTTTTCCTCACAGATAGGTATTAACAACAGCACCCTTATTCAGCAACTAAAGGGTTCTCGTTCTCTCAGTCTTGATACAATCAATGCAATACTGGTCACATTTGAAGACATTTCAGCAGAGTGGTTATTACGCGGATATGGTTCAATGTATAAAATTGACAATCTCACAACCTCTCCCACAAAAAGAGAACAAGCGTTATCAAATGAGATTGAATTTTATAAAGATATTGCCATTACTTACCAATCTATAGCGAAAGACCTCAGAAAAAGAGGAGATTTCTTAGAAGCTGAACTTACAAAATTATCTGAGAAACAAACCTCCGAATCAGGAGTAGCATAACTATATAAATTATGAAGTACTTTATTATATTGTTAATGCTATTATGTCCTTATATAATATATGGACAAAGCAAAAGGTTAGTTCTATATAATAACACACTAACACATGATAAAATATTAGTAAATATACTTAATAGCGATACTACGTATATTTACTCTGTCAGCACTAAAGCAATATGGACAGGGAAATTATCCACTAAAATTGTATACCAAGGAGATTATGAAGATTTTTTATCTTTCATGATTCCACTATTATCTTTTGCAAAAGATAATAGTAATAATATAGGAGCAACAACAATTATTCGCGATATACCAGTAAGATCAACAAAAGTACTAGGTATAAAGTGTATATCTATTGGCGAGGAAGATGAAATAAATAACACTAAATATTCATCTATAAAAGAATGTGTTGAATCTGTTTTTGCTTGGAGAAATGAAACTTTAAAATAGGTTACACATAGTAATAAAATAAACGTTTTAGCGAACAAAAAGGTAAATTACTTCGTTTTAATTAAATTATGCACCTTAACACACGTGAATGCTATGACCTGTGATGATTTTCAAAAGGCAATTATCTGCGACTTAGAAAAGCAAATACGCCTATTATCAAGTGAAAATGACTTTTTTGTAAAAACCTGCCTGAAGTGTTTGAATTGCTCAAATACATCTTGTCCTATTCGATATAGGACATTTGATATACAAAGGGATTCTGATAATAGAATGAGCATACTTTTAAATATTGACGTAGGCAAGGTCGTATAAATTAGATACTAAAAAGATACCATTACAATAAACAATGCAGTATAAACAACTGATATTCAACAATAAGCGATGAAAAATTTGAATGCCAGGCGGATCACTGAAAAGCTGGACAAAACCAGACAACGAAAAGACAACTCCTACAATATCAATATATTGTAGGAGTTGCCTTTTGTATAGTGTCCGTGACCTAAGATCTAAAAAGGCCACAAAAAGACACACTTTCGTGACCAATTCGTGACCTAAAACCAACACAAAAGAGTAACCATTATATCCAATAATAAAATTAAGCCTCACCAGATGGAACGATTACTTCAGCTTCAAAGAGTATCAGAAAGTATAATATACTCCCATTCTAGCCCTCCAGCATGCTTATGTTTAGGATCATTTTTACAACACAAACAAATTGCCGAGTTACTTATATTATATTTTTCAGCAGCTTCTCTAAATGTATTAAAAATCTCTCCTGTAGTGATACATCTTATTTTCCTGCTTCTTTGTCGTATCGTATTCTTCAATTTGCAACTTTTACAGCCACTTCCCCGCAATAAATTTCCCGGATATGCCTGCCAAGTCTTACCACATGCACTACATTGTACCATTATAGGTTTATGCCTACTTACATAGGTTCCTATAATTTTAATTGTAGGTAACAGCTTTGCGATTTCCTTAACAAAATCATCATGGGTCCTCCGTGCTTTATTGACACATTTCGGACAGCCGGTTCTATTATGTTTCGCTACAAGATGATAGGGTTGGGTAGACCATATATAGCCACATACTTTACATTTTATTCTTATAGAAGTGTCAATATTGATATATTCTGCCAGAGGGATAATATCGGGCTGTAATGAACTTAATCTTTCAACAAAGTCATTATGTGTCATTTTTAAAGTACCAGCACATTTAGGACATCCCGAACCTAAACGTAAAGAAGACGGTCTCACATGCCATTCATGATTACAGACTTTACATTGCGCTTTAATTCTATTATTAGCTCCTACAAAATCACCAATAATTTTAATTTTATCATTTATTTTAGACAGTTCTTCTCTAAATTCCTCAGTGCTCATTCGCCTTGAATCAATTTGAGCATTCTTCTTAATTTTTTCCCACTCACTTGTACCAAGCTCCGAATATAAGCCGAATTCGGAGAGGACCTTTTTTGTTATTTCAATCAGTTTATCTATATTCCGGCGAGAGACAAGATCGCAAGGTGTCACTAGACAATTATCAAAAGGAACTGTTGCATCATCATAGTGGTCGTATATAGTTATGAGTTTGATGCCTTTATCTTTGCACAATAGATGCTTTTCCCAGTCTTTCGCTACCATATTTTTATGCCAGTGCCACGAACCGGGCTCTACGGCTACCTTTAAATCAGGCACATATATGTCTAATTCAACTCCTATCACCGTTTTCTCTCTTGACATGACTTTAGATTCGCCCAGAATATGAGCAAATGAGTGATATATGAATTGTTCTAAAAAGGAAGTGCAGGATCTGTGACAGTTAGGACAGCCACGTTGGTTCAGAACATCATGAGGTCTTATTTGATACTCATATCCGCAGGCATTACAATGAAGCGACATAAGTGTATGACTATTTATATACGTTGCGCCTTCGCTGACAACAAGATTCGGGTCGATTTTATGGAGACGTTCCAAAAATATCTCCATCGTCAAGCGCTGAGACGCTCCTTTCTGGGATCGTCCACATTCCGGACATCCCCTGCCACTAAGAACATGTGCAGGAGTGATATCACACTCATGTCCACATTTCAAGAATCTGAATTTAGTTTTTTCAAGTGCCTTCGCATACCGACCAGTTATGATAACGTCATCTCTCTGGGATTTTAAGTCTTTCACAAATTCTGAATGAGATTTCAGTTTGACTCCGGCACACTTGGGACAGCCATGACCGTGCAATAGACTTCCTGCCCTTGGTGACCATTCACAACCACATTTGTCGCATCTTACAGCAATTTTAGAGTTGTAATCCTTGTATATTCCCAAGACAGTAACTTTTAAATTCTTTGCTTTCAATTCATGACAGAAGTCTATATGAGTTTTTTTCTTTGCCATATGACTAAAACCGATCAAGTTATAAACTAAATGATATTCATCAAGCCGGTAATTATCTCAACCTGAATTTTACCATCTTTCTTGCAGCACATTTCTCAGTCAATTCTTCTATAGTCTGAGTTGCATATTGTTCTGATAGCCCTATTTCAGCTGCCAACGTAACGACGTCAGTAAGTGCAAGTTCTCCTTTTCCATTAATAGTCGTGGTATGGTAACCATTAAAACCGTTACTTAGCAAAAGGTCATAAGCCAGCGAAAGTTTCCATGATCCTTTACCCCATTGGAAAAATAAGTTTTGGCATAATTATCCCTATTTGAAATCAATACATTGAAGTGATAATATATCATCATTTACTTCATTTTTCCCAAAATCTTAGGAAACTGCCAAAAGAACAACAGCGTACAGCAAATTGCAGCCG